TATTAGGTTTGTTTGTGGTTAACGTTTCTGTGTATAAAGCATTCGGTCAAAATATAGGGCTTTTATGCACTGGTATAACACTGATTGTTATTTCGTTGATTTTAAATCATGAAAGCAATCAAGAAAGGAGTTAGTAATTGTGGGAATTTTTTATAAAAATGAAAAACGAGACTTGCAATACAACGAAGATGATTTGCAAATGATGGTTCAAACTTTGCCAGGTTTTCAAGGAACAAAATTACGACAATATAAAGATATAGAAGCAATTAGGCATAGCGACATCTTTACTGCAGTTATGATGATTGCTTCTGATTTGGCGCGCATGCCAATTAGGGTGACAGTGAACGGTCAAATTAATTATAGTGACAGGATTGTTAATTTGTTAAATACACGTCCTAACCCAATGTATAACGGCTATATATTCAAATTAATAGTGTTTGTTAGTGCCTTACTAACATCGCACGGCTATATTGAAATTACACGTGATAAAACAGGAGAACCTATGAATTTAACGTTCAGAAAGACATCCGAAATAGAATTGAAATCAGACGCAAGAGGTCGACTGTATTATTTTCATCAAAGGATAGACAGTAACGGAAATAATATAGAGCGTCATGTTAAGTTTGAGGATATGTTAGACATCAAATTTTATTCGTTGGATGGTATAAATGGTTTGTCACTGTTAGACACATTAAGTCGCACGATAGAATCAGATAACAATGGAAAAGATTTCCTTAACAATTTCTTGCGAAATGGCACACATGCTGGTGGTATTTTGAAAATGAAAGGTGTATTAGATAATAAAAAAGCAAGAGACCGTGCCAGAGAAGAATTTCACAAAAGTTTTAGTGGAACTAAACAAGCGGGGAAAGTTGTCGTACTCGATGAATCAATGACGTTTGATCAATTAGAAGTTGATACAGAAGTTTTAAAGCTTATCAGAGAAAACAAATCATCAACAAGAGAAATAGCAGGTGTATTTGGTATTCCATTGCATAAGTTCGGCATAGAAACAGCGAACATGAGTATCACGGATGCTAATTTAGATTACTTATCAACTTTAAAACCTTATATTACATGCGTTTGTGCAGAATTGAATTTTAAGTTTAATGATGAACATGTGAATCGTGAATTTAAATTTGATACCACTGAAATACGAGTTGTTGATGAGAAAACACAAGCTGAAATTGACAAAATTAACATTGATTCTGGAAAGATGAATATTGATGAAATTAGACAACGTGATGGATTAGCGCCAATACCAGGCGGTAATGGTAGTATTCACAGAGTCGATTTAAACCATGTGAATATTGAACTTGTAGATGAGTATCAGATGAATAAATCGAGAGCTACTGATAAAAAATTGAAAGGTGGTGAGGAAAATGAGTAAGGAAACGAGAGTTGGCAACATTATTGAGGTACGCTCAAATGATGACAACGAAATGGTCATAGAGGGGTATGCGTTAAAGTTTGATACTTGGTCTGAAAATCTTGGTGGATTCAAAGAAACGATTTCACGTCGCGCTTTAGAAAACACTGATTTATCTGATGTGCGTTGTTTAGTAGATCATATCCCATCGCAAATAATTGGTAGGACAAAATCGGGTACTTTGGAGCTCGAAACTGATGATGTTGGACTTAAATATCGTTGTAAGTTACCAAACACAACATTTGCACGTGATTTATATGAGAACATGCGTGTAGGCAACATCAATCAATGTTCGTTTGGTTTTATGCTTGACGATAAAGGCGATGAAGTGCGTTTTGATGAACAAGAAAACATTTACAAACGTACTTTAACAGCAATTCGTGAACTTACAGATGTTTCTGTAGTGACTTATCCGGCTTATAAAGACACTGATGTTAAACCAGCATTACGTAGTATTGAAACCGTTAAAAAAGAACAACGTAAAAAAGAATTAGAAATAAGACTAAAGAAACACTCTATATTAAATAATATTTGGTGAAGTTGAACACCATTATCAAATACAGCCATTGGACATGCTGAATATAGCGATGTCTATTTTTTTATGCCAATTTTAGGAGGAAATTAAATGAAAACAAAAGAAAAGTTACAATCTGAGATTTCAGACATTAAAAGACAAATTGATTTAAAGGTGAAGTATGCAACGCGAGCACTTAATAACGATGAGTTAGAAAAAGCAGAAAAATTAGAACAAGAAATTACTGATTTACGTTCTCAAATCCAAGAAAAACAAGAAGAATTAGATAAGCTAAAAGAAAAAGATGGAACTTCAGAAAACAATCCACAAACAGTTGAATTAAACGAAGCACGTACTTATCGAAACCAAGCAAACATTAATGATTTAGGTATTTCGATTCAAAACACAAAGGTAACATCACAAGAAGTTAGAGATTTTACTGAATACCTTGAAACACGCAATGATATTCAAGGTGGTTCGTTAAAAACAGACTCAGGATTTGTAGTTATTCCAGAGGAAATTGTTACAGATATTTTAAAATTAAAAGAGGTTGAGTTTAATCTTGATAAGTATGTGACGGTCAAACGTGTTACAAATGGTTCTGGTAAATATCCGGTAGTACGACAATCAGAAGTTGCAGCCCTTGAAAAAGTTGAAGAATTAGAAGAAAACCCTGAATTAGCAGTTAAACCATTCTTCCAATTAGCATATGACATTAATACACACCGTGGTTACTTCCGAATTTCACGTGAAGCAATCGAAGATGCAAAAGTGAATGTTTTGCAAGAATTGAAACTATGGATGGCGCGAACTATTGCAGCAACACGAAACAAAGCAATTATTGATGTTATCACTAAAGGATCAACGGGTTCTACAAGTTCAGGTTTTGAAAAAGAAGGCAAGAAATTAGAAGTTAAAAAAGCAAAATCTTTAGATGATATTAAAGATGCTATTAACCTGAATGTTAAGCCGAATTACGAACATAATGTTGCGATTGTTTCGCAAACTATGTTTGCAAAATTAGACAAAATGAAAGATAAGCTAGGAAACTATTTAATCCAGCCAGATGTTAAAGAAAAAACGCAACAGCGTTTATTAGGAGCTAAAATCGAAATTTTACCTGATGAAGTACTAGGGCAAAAAGGTAATAACACTTTGATTATCGGTAACTTAAAAGATGCGATTGTTTTATTTGACCGCTCTCAATACCAAGCATCATGGACTGACTACATGCATTTCGGAGAATGTTTAATGATTGCTGTACGTCAAGACTGTAGAATTCTAGATTATAAATCAGCAATTGTGATTGAATATGATGATAGTGAACGCGGTGAAGGCGATCTTGGCTTAGAAGCATAATAAGCGCTCGATACTTTATAAAGAGGTGATAAACTATGGCAATGTATGAAGTGAAGAAATCTTATACTGACTTGGAAAAAGGCCAGTATTTAAAGTCAGGTAAACGTGTTGAAATGACAGTAAAACGTGCTGAATATGTTAACAAAAAGCTGAAAGAGCATGGAGTAATACTTGAAAGAGTGAAAGAAGAATAGGTGATTGAATGCAATTAACAGCTGAGGAACTTAAGTTATTAAAAAAGCATTGCAAAATAGATCACAATTCAGAGGACGACTTATTAGGAATATATTACTCTTGGGCATTCCATGAAATAGCTAGCGCTGTTACGGATGAACCAAGTAAATATATTGATTGGTTTAAAAGTCATCCTCTATTTGCTCGTGCTATATACCCTTTAGCAAGTTACTATTTTGAAAACCGTATTGCTTATTTGGATAGGGATTTATCGCTTGCGCCTCATATGGTTTTGAGTACTGTGCATAAGTTGAGAGGTTCATTTGAGCAATTTTTGGAGAGTGAAAATGATGAAATTTAATTCCAATAAATTAAATGAACGCATAGATTTTTGTGAAGATGTAAGCGAGAGAGTGAACGGAAATCCGATGAAACCGAAGACGAAAATATTATACTCTTGTTTCGCTTGCATTCAAGAATCTAAAGAATCCGACACTCAAACGAATCTCAATACAGGTAGCAAATTCATTAAAACTATTATTATCAGAGATACACGAGGTGATTATAAACCAACAAATAAGCATTACGTCTTGCATGAAGGGCAAAGGTTTAACATCAAATATGTAAAGCCAGATTATCAAGATAAATCTTATTTGCGTATCTATGGCGAGGTGGTCATTTAATGGGGGCAAGAATTGAAAGTAATAACATTGAACAAGGTTTGAAAAATGCAGTTTTAAAAATGAATTTAAATAGTAATGTAATTGTCAAAGCTGGGGCTATGTCATTAGTCCCGCTTTTAAAAAGTAATACACCTTTTGCGAATACTAAAAAGCATGCTCGCGATCACATAGCTGTTTCTAATGTGAAAACAGACAGACACACAAGTGAGAAAATCGTTACAATTGGTTACGCTAAAGGCGTCTCACACCGTATTCATGCAACAGAATTTGGAACAATGTACCAAAAACCACAATTGTTTATAACAAAAACAGAAAAGCAAGGGAAAAACAAAGTTTTAAAAACAATGCTTGATACTGCTAAGAGGTTGCAAAAATGATTAATGTTACCAAAATAATTAGAAACGCTATTATTGCAAATAACATTACAGATGAAGTGAATGTGTTTAACTACACTATAGATGACCATTTTCACGAAAAAACTGACAAGCCTATTATTCGTATATATCCCTTACCGTTCAATCCTGACACATACGCTGATGATAACGAGATTTCAAGAGAATACCATTACCAAATTGATGTTTGGTGGTCTCAAGATGAACCGAACGAGCAAGCAGAAAAAATTGTTGAGTTACTCAAAGTGATAAATTTTCAATGTTATTACAGAGAACCGTTATACGAGAGTGACGTCATGTCATTCAGACATATTATAAGAGCAAAAGGCTCGATTTTATCAATGAAATTGGAGGAAAATTAAATGATTGAAAAATTGAAACAAGCACCAAGATTTTTAAAATTAAACTTACAACATTTTGCAGATACAGGAGTTTCGGGTATCGCAATTGGGGTATCAAACTTTTATTATGCACCTATTTTAAAAGATACAGAAAATGAATGGGAAACTGGAGCTGGCACACGTATTCGTTTCTTAAAAGAAATTGAAGTAGACCGTCCACAAGATACCGAGGAAGATTATGGAGATGATATGGTCGCAGCAACTGCTGTATCTAATGGTAAACTGAGTGTTAAGACAACATTTGTTACTGTTCCTGCTGACGATAAGGCGTTCTTGAATGGCGCTAAAAAAGGTGTAGGTGGTTATAAATATGGAGCTAAGGATATTCCGCCAGATGTAGCGATTGTATTTGAAAGACGTAATCATGATGAGTCTTCAGAATGGGTTGGCTTGTTCAAAGGTAAATTCACTCGTTCAAGCATCAAAGGGCAAACGAAACAAGATAAGGTTGAATTCCAAAATGATGATGTAGAAGGTAACTTTATTGATCGTTTGTTTGATGAAAGCTCGCATGTTACAGGCTATGATAAAAAAGGAAGCACTACAGGGCGCGATTATGTATTCATGGAAACATTTGGTAAAACTTATGATGAATTCATGTCTAGTCGAGGAGAACAAAATATGGAACCTGTAGAAAAAGAAATGAAAAAAACAGAAAAAGTTGAAGTCACTTCTGTAAACGTCACTGATGAACAAGTTACAGTTAAAGTTGATGCTACTAAACAACTATCAGCCACAACCGAACCATCTGGACAGAAAGTAACTTATGCAGTGACTGAGGGGCAAACGTATGCTAGCGTAACATCAACTGGTCTCGTTAAAGGTTTGGCGGAAGGTAATGCGACCGTTACAGCGACTGCAGGAAAGCAAACTGATACTGTGCAAATTACAGTACAATCTAATTTAGAAATGTAAGTTTTGAGGGCTTAACGCCCTCTTTTTATTTTGGCCAAATTAAAAAGAAAGTAGGAATTTAATAATGGAACGTACATCAATTGAATTAATTACAGGATTTACAAAAACAGGAAAGCCGCAATATCAAAAGTATTTAGCAAAGCCGATTATTACTTTGTTTGAAACAATTCAAGGTTCAAAATTAGGTTTGAAACTTAACAAAGCCTTTAAGGGGGCTGATTTTAAAGATCTAACAGAAGAAGAATTTAATAACTTAAGTGTGACAGAACAGGAAGAATACAAAAACAAGCAAGAAGAATACGAAAACAACATGGCTGTACAAATGGAAGTATTGGAAGAAGTTTTGGATTTCATCGTTGAAGCTTTTGATAATCAATTTACTAGTATAGAACTTCAAAAAGGATTACCAAATGGTCAAGAAGGTATTGAAAAGATTGGACAGTTAATTGGACGCATTACAGGTGGGGAACCTAGCGATACAAAAAAGTTCGTGACAGAGAATCAGAAATAAGAAAAGAAGATTTAACACCTGAAGCTGTCTACAACAATTACAGGAAAATAGCTAAAGATTTGATAGAAAACGGCATGGATGCAGAAAAAGTGGCTAACATGCCGATACACTTCTTTTTAGACATTGTCGAATCGAAGATTGAAACAAAGCGAACTGCGAAAAGTTTTAAAGATATTTTTTAATCAGCCTTTAAAGGTTGATTTTTTATTTACATCTTGGAAGAAAGGAGGTTTTTAAATGCCTAATCCTATAGGTAATATGGTCATAAAGGTTGATTTAGATGGTTCTGGATTCAATAGAGGTGTGACAGGTTTAAATAGGCAAATGAAAATGGTTTCGCGTGAGCTTTCGGCTAATTTATCACAATTTTCTAGATATGATAATTCATTAGAAAAGTCGAAGATAAAAGTCGAAGGTTTGAGTAAAAAACAAAAAGTTCAAGCCCAGATTACTAAAGAGCTGAAAGATAGTTATGACAAACTTAGTAAAGAAACTGGTGAAAACAGTGCAAAGACACAAGCTGCGGCTGCTAAATACAATGAAGCTTACGCTAAATTAAACCAATATGAGCGAGAGTTAAACCAAGCCACACAAGAATTAAAAGACATGCAAAGAGAGCAGAAAGCATTAAATACTGCAATGGGAAAACTTGGTACCAACTTTAATAATTTTGGTCCTAAACTTCAAGAAATTGGTAACAGTATGAAAAATGTAGGCCGTAACATGACTATGTATGTAACTGCGCCGGTGGTTGCTGGGTTTGCTGTAGCAGCTAAAAAAGGTATTGAATTCGATGACAGTATGAGAAAAGTTAAAGCAACTTCAGGTGCTACTGGTGAAGAGTTTGAAGCTTTGAAGAAAAAGGCTCGCGAAATGGGTGCAACAACAAAATTTAGCGCATCAGATTCGGCTGAAGCATTAAATTACATGGCACTTGCTGGTTGGGATTCTAAGCAAATGATGGAAGGTTTAAGCGGAGTTATGGATTTAGCGGCAGCATCTGGCGAAGAACTGGGAGCAGTAAGTGACATTGTTACAGATGGACTAACGGCATTTGGTTTAAAAGCAAAGGATAGTGGTCATTTTGCGGACGTTTTAGCACAAACTAGCTCGAAGGCAAATACGGATGTTAGAGGGCTCGGAGAAGCTTTTAAATATGTCGCTCCTGTAGCAGGTGCGTTAGGTTACACGATTGAAGATACATCTATTGCGATAGGTTTAATGAGTAATGCTGGTATCAAAGGTGAAAAAGCAGGTACAGCGTTACGAACAATGTTCACCAATCTTTCAAGTCCGACTAGAGCTATGGGGAATGAAATGGAGCGCTTAGGAATATCTATTACAGATAGTAATGGGAAAATGATTCCTATGCGAAAGCTTTTAGACCAACTGAGAGAAAAATTTAAACATCTTTCAAAAGACCAACAAGCTAGTTCTGCAGCTACAATATTTGGTAAAGAAGCGATGTCAGGAGCATTAGCAATTATAAATGCTTCTGATGAAGACTATCAAAAGTTAACCAAATCTATAGATTCATCTACCGGGGCATCTAAAAGAATGGCCGATACAATGGAATCTGGTTTAGGTGGGAAATTAAGAACTTTAAGGTCGCAATTAGAAGAACTAGCCTTAACGATTTATGACAGAATAGAACCAGCACTAAAGATTATAGTAAGTGCTTTTAGCAAAGTAGTGACATGGGTTACTAAATTACCAACGTCAATTCAATTAGCGGTTGTTGGGTTTGGATTATTTGCAGCAGTTTTAGGTCCTTTAGTTTTTATGTTCGGTTTGTTTATCAGCGTGATGGGGAATGCAATGACAGTTTTAGGACCCTTGTTAATAAACGTTAATAAAGCTGGTAGTATATTCGCGTTTTTAAGAACTAAAATCGCATCACTTGTTAAACTATTTCCGATTTTAGGTGTGTCGATATCCAGTTTAACGTTACCCATAACATTAATTGTAGGTGCATTAGTTGGTATTGGCATAGCTTTCTATCAAGCTTATAAACGTTCAGAAACTTTTAGAAATATTGTAAATCAGGCAATCTCTGGTGTAGCAAACGCATTTAAAGCAGCTAAACTAGCGTTACAAGGTTTCTTTGATTTATTCAAAGGTGATAGTAAAGGCGCGGTTACCCTAGAGAAGATATTTCCACCCGAAACTGTAGCAGGAATACAAAATGTAGTTAATACGATTAGAACAACTTTCTTTAAAGTAGTTGATGCAATCGTTGGTTTCGCCAAAGAGATAGGCGCTCAATTAGCCTCTTTCTGGAAAGAGAACGGCTCAGAAATAACACAAGCTTTGCAAAATATAGCTGGTTTCATTAAAGCAACCTTTGAATTTATTTTTAACTTTATTATTAAACCAATTATGTTTGCGATTTGGCAAGTGATGCAATTTATTTGGCCGGCGGTTAAAGCTTTGATTGTCAGCACTTGGGAAAATATCAAAGGTGTAATACAAGGGGCTATTAATATTATTTTGGGTATTATCAAAGTGTTCTCTAGTCTTTTCACAGGAAACTGGCGAGGTGTTTGGGACGGCATTGTAATGATACTGAAAGGCACTGTGCAGTTAATTTGGAATTTAATACAACTGTGGTTTGTAGGCAAAATACTTGGTGTTGTTAGGTACTTTGGCGGATTGCTAAAAGGATTGATAGCAGGAATTTGGGACGTAATAAAAAGTATATTCAGTAAATCTTTATCGGCAATTTGGAATGCGACGAAAAGCATTTTTGGTTTCTTATTCAATAGTGTTAAATCTATTTTCACTAATATGAAAAACTGGTTATCTAGTACGTGGAATAATATCAAAAGCAATACCGTCGACAAGGCTCATTCGTTATTTACGGGTGTAAGGTCTAAATTCACAAATTTATGGAATGCGACGAAAGATATATTTACTAAATTAAGAAATTGGATGTCAAATATTTGGAATTCTATTAAAGATAACACGGTAGGTATAGCTGGTCGCTTATGGGATAGAGTACGTAACATCTTTGGAAGCATGCGTGACGGTTTAAAATCTATCATTGGTAAAATTAAAGATCATATCGGTGGTATGGTAGACGCTGTTAAAAGAGGTCTTAATAAATTAATTGAAGGTTTAAACTGGGTCGGTGGTAAGTTGGGTATGGACAAAATACCGAAGTTACACACTGGTACTGAACATACACATACTACTACAAGATTAGTTAAGAACGGTAAGATTGCACGTGACACATTCGCTACAGTTGGGGATAAGGGACGCGGAAATGGTCCAAATGGTTTCAGAAATGAAATGATTGAATTCCCTAATGGTAAACGTGTAATCACACCAAATACAGATACTACGGCTTATTTACCTAAAGGCTCAAAAGTATACAACGGGGCACAAACTTATTCAATGTTAAACGGAACGCTTCCGAGATTTCATTTCGGTACTACTATGTGGAAAGATATTAAATCTAGTGCATCATCGGCATTTAACTGGACAAAAGATCAAATAGGTAAAGGTACCAAATGGCTTGGCGATAAAGTTGGCGATGTAATGGACTTTATTGATAATCCGGGTAAGCTTTTAAATTATGTGCTCAAAGCGTTTGGTGTTGACTTTAGCTCTCTAACTAAAGGTATGGGTATTGTTGGCGATATAACAAAAGCGTCTTGGAATAAGATTAAAAGTAAGGCGATTAATTGGATAAAAGAAGGATTAGAGAGCCAAGCGGGAGATGGTTCTGTGTTTGATAGTTTCAGAATACTACAACCTTATTCAGCACCGCCAAAACCTCCTAACCCCAATTATCCATTTAACGGAGGCGTTCATCATGGTGTTGACTATGATACGCCGACCGGTACCCCTATACGTACGCCAATGGGTGGACGTGTTAGAAGTTGGTATGACAACTATGGTGGCGGTAAAGCAATTACTGTTCAAAAAGGTCGAACATTTTTGTGGTTCATGCACTTATCTGAACAATTGCGTAGAACAGGTGAACAAATTAAAGCTGGTCAATTAATTGGTAAATCAGGTAATACAGGTTCTATGACTAATTACCGCCATTTACATTTCCAAGTCAATCAAGGCGGAGAGTCCAATAGGTATTCGACAGACCCTATTCCTTGGTTACGGAAAAACGACAAAACTGGTGGAAAGAATTCACCTGGAGGGAGTGGTTCTGAAAATGCGCGCAGAGCGATTAGAACAGCTCAAAATATACTTGGAGGTCAATACAAAGCTAGCTGGATTACACACGAAATGATGCGTGTTGCGAGTCGTGAATCCAATTATACAGCTAATGCAGTCAATAATTGGGATAGCAACGCAAGAGCTGGTATACCTTCAAGAGGTATGTTCCAAATGATAGATCCTTCATTTAGAGCGTACGCAAAGTCGGGTTACAATAATCCTCTCAACCCAACTCATCAAGCTATATCGGCTATGAGATATATTGTGGGTAAATGGGTACCAAGAACAGGCTCATGGAGAGCTGCGTTCAAACGCGCTGGTGATTACGCATATGCTACTGGTGGCAAAGTCTATAACGGATTGTACCACTTAGGGGAAGAAGGATATCCAGAGTGGATAATACCTACTGATCCAAGTAGAGCGAACGAAGCACACAAATTATTAGCTTTAGCTGCTAACGATATTGATAACCGCTCTAAAAATAAGCGACCAAACAACTTACCAAATCCAAGTATAAGTAATAGTGATACAAACTATATTCATACATTGGAGAATAAACTGGATGCGGTTATTAATTGTTTGGTTAGTTTGGTTGAGTCTAATCAAGTTATTGCAGATAAGGATTACGAACCAGTTATTAATAAGTATGTGTTTGAAGATGAGGTAAATAATTCTATCGATAAACGAGAGCGTCACGAATCTACAAGAGTTAGATTTAGAAGAGGAGGCACGATAATCTAATGCAAGATACAATTCAAATAGACAATAAAACCATTGAATGGTTAGTTGTACAAAGAGGGTTTGAGATACCCTCTTTTAATTTTGTTACTGAAAAAGAAAGTGTGAAAGGTAGAACAGGTTCTATTGCTAAAGCTCGTTATCTAAATGATATCGAATTTGAATTACCTCTAATAATTAGAAATGAAGTCTTGGCGCCAGGTGGACAAAAAACGCATGACGATATATTGGAAGAGTTAGTTGAATTTTTTGATATTGACAATTTAAAGCCGAAAAAACTTAAATTCAAATCTCAAAACTGGTATTGGTTTGCATACTTTGATGGACCATTAAAATTACCGAAAAACCCAAGAGGTTCAGTGAAGTTCACTATCAAAGTAGTACTAACAGACCCTTACAAATATTCAGTAACAGGAAATAAAAATACTGCGATTTCAGACCAAGTTTCAGTTGTAAATAGTGGGACTGCTGACACTCCTTTAATTGTTGAAGCCCGAGCAATTAAACCATCTAGTTACTTTATGATCACTAAAAATGATGAAGATTATTTTATGGTTGGTGATGATGAGGTAACCAAAGAAGTTAAGGATTACATGCCTCCTGTTTATCATAGTGAGTTTCGTGATTTCAAAGGTTGGACTAAGATGATTACTGAAGATATTCCAAGTAATGATTTAGGTGGTAAGGTCGGCGGTGACTTTGTGATATCCAATCTTGGCGAAGGATATAAAGCAACTAATTTTCCTGATGCAAAAGGTTGGGTTGGTGCTGGCACGAAACGAGGGCTCCCTAAAGCGATGACAGATTTTCAAATTACCTATAAATGTATTGTTGAACAAAAAGGTAAAGGTGCCGGAAGAACAGCACAACATATTTATGATAGTGATGGTAAGTTACTTGCTTCTATTGGTTATGAAAATAAATATCATGATAGAAAAATAGGACATATTGTTGTTACGTTGTATAACCAAAAAGGAGACCCCAAAAAGATATACGACTATCAGAATAAACCGATAATGTATAACTTGGACAGAATCGTTGTTTATATGCGGCTCAGAAGAGTAGGTAATAAATTTTCTATTAAAACTTGGAAATTTGATCACATTAAAGACCCAGATAGACGTAAACCTATTGATATGGATGAGAAAGAGTGGATAGATGGCGGTAAGTTTTATCAGCGTCCAGCTTCTATCATAGCTATCTATAGTGCGAAGTATAACGGTTATAAGTGGATGGAGATGAATGGATTAGGTTCATTCAATACGGAGATTCTACCGAAACCGAAAGGCGCAAGGGATGTCATTATACAAAAAGGTGATTTAGTGAAAATAGATATGCAAGCAAAAAGTGTTGTCATCAATGAGGAACCAATGTTGAGCGAGAAATCGTTTGGAAGTAATTATTTCAATGTTGATTCTGGGTACAGTGAATTAATCATACAACCTGAAAACGTCTTTGATACGACGGTTAAATGGCAAGATAGATATTTATAGAAAGGAGATGAGAGTGTGATACATGTTTTAGATTTTAACGACAAGATTATAGATTTCCTTTCTACTGATGACCCTTCCTTAGTTAGAGCGATTCATAAACGTAATGTTAATGACAATTCAGAAATACTTGAACTGCTCATATCATCAGAAAGAGCTGAAAAGTTCCGTGAACGACATCGTGTTATTATAAGGGATTCAAACAAACAATGGCGTGAATTTATTATTAACTGGGTTCAAGATACGATGGACGGCTACACAGAGATAGAATGTATAGCGTCTTATCTTGCTGATATAACAACAGCTAAACCGTATGCACCAGGCAAATTTGAGAAAAAGATAACTTCAGAAGCATTGAAAGATGTGTTGAGTGATACAGGTTGGGAAGTTTTTGAACAAACCGAATACGATGGCTTACGTACTACGTCATGGACTTCTTATCAAACTAGATATGAAGTTTTAAAGCAATTATGTACAACCTATAAAATGGTATTGGATTTTTATATAGAGCTTAGTTCTAATACCGTCAAAGGTAGATATGTGGTACTCAAAAAGAAAAACAGCTTATTCAAAGGTAAAGAAATTGAGTATGGTAAAGATTTGGTTGGGTTAACTAGGAAGATTGATATGTCAGAAATCAAAACAGCATTAATTGCTGTGGGACCCGAAAACGACAAAGGAAAGCGTTTAGAGTTAGTTGTGACAGATGACGAAGCACAAAGTCAATTCAACTTACCTACCCGTTATATTTGGGGAATATACGAACCTCAATCAGATGATCAAAATATGAATGAAACACGGTTGCGTTCTTTAGCCAAAACAGAGTTAAATAAACGTAAGTCGGCAGTTATGTCATATGAGATTACTTCTACTGATTTGGAAGTTACGTATCCGCACGAGATTATATCAATTGGTGATACAGTCAGAGTAAAACATAGAGATTTTAACCCGCCATTGTATGTAGAGGCAGAAGTTATTGCCGAAGAATATAACATAATTTCAGAAAATAGCACATATACATTCGGTCAACCTAAAGAGTTCAAAGAATCAGAATTACGAGAAGAGTTTAACAAGCGATTGAACATAATACATCAAAAGTTAAACGATAATATTAGCAATATCAACACTATAGTAAAAGATGTTGTAGATAGTGAATTAGAATACTTTGAACGCAAAATACACAAAAGTGATACACCGCCAGAAAATCCAGTCAATGATATGCTTTGGTATGATACAAGTAACCCTGATGTTGCTGTCTTGCGTAGATATTGGAATGGTCGATGGATTGAAGAAACACCAAATGATGTTGAAAAATTAGGTGGTATAACAAGAGAGAAAGCGCTATTCAGTGAATTAAACAATATATTTATTAATTTATCTATACAACACGCTAGTCTTTTGTCAGAAGCTACAGAATTACTGAATAGCGAGTACTTAGTAGATAATGATTTGAAAGCGGACTTACAAGCAAGTTTAGACGCTGTGATTGATGTTTATAATCAAATTAAAAATAATTTAGAATCTATGACACCCGAAACTGCAACGATTGGTCGGTTGGTAGATACAAAAACTTTATTTCTTGAGTATAGAAAGAAATTACAAGATGTTTATACAGATGTAGAAGATGTCAAAATCGCCATTTCAGATAGATTTAAATTATTACAGTCACAATACACTGATGAAAAATATAAAGAAGCGTTGGAAATAATAGCAACAAAATTTGGTTTAACGGTGAATGAAGATTTGCAGTTAGTCGGAGAACCTAATGTTGTTAAATCAGCTATTGAAGCAGCTAGAGAATCCACAAAAGAACAATTACGTGACTATGTAAAAACATCGGACTATAAAACAGACAAAGACGGTATTGTTGAACGTTTAGATACTGCTGAAGCTGAGAGAACGACTTTAAAAGGTGAAATCAAAGATAAAGTTACGTTAAACGAATATCGAAACGGATTGGAAGAACAAAAACAATATACTGATGACCAGTTAAGTGATTTGTCCAATAATCCTGAGATTAAAGCAAGTATTGAACAAGCAAATCAAGAAGCGCAAGAAGCTTTAAAATCATACATTGATGCTCAAGATGATCTTAAAGAGAAGGAATCGCAAGCGTATGCTGATGGTAAAATTTCGGAAGAAGAGCAACGCGCTATACAAGATGATCAAGCTAAACTTGAAGAGGCAAAACAAAACGCAGAACTAAAGGCTAGAAACGCTGAAAAGAAAGCTAATGCTTATACAGACAACAAGGTCAAAGAAAGCACAGATGCACAGAGGAAAACATTGACTCGCTATGGTTCTCAAATTATACAAAATGGTAAGGAAATCAAATTAAGAACTACAAAAGAAGAGTTTAATGCTTCTAAAAGAACACTATCAAGAGTGTTAGCAGACATCACTGTAAATGCTATGAAAGGCATCTATTTAAGGTATGACGAAAATGGGGCGATTACTTCACATACTATTGATAAAGATGGCGTGAAAATTAGTGGCGATAAAGTTGATATAACAGCGAATAGAGAATTTAATGTAGTCGCAAATAATATTAATAACAAAGTTGGTAAAAATGACATTGTTAATAGCCTAAACTTATCAAATGAAGGTCTTGACATCAATGTGAATAGAATTGGTATTAAAGGCGGAAATGCTAACCGTTATGTACAAGTTCAAAATGATTTTATTGAACTTGGCGGAATCGTACAACGAACTTGGAAAGGCAAACGATCAACCGATGATATATTCACACGTCTTAAAGATGGACATCTAAGGTTTAGAAATAATACCGCAGGCGGTTCACTTTATATGTCACATTTTGGTATTTCAACATATATTGATGGAGAAGGCGAAGACGGAGGTTCATCCGGTACTATTCAATGGTGGGATAAAACTTACAGTGATAGCGGTATGAATGGCATAACAATCAATTCTTATGGCGGTGTAGTCGCTTTAACATCTGACTACAACCGAATTATTATCGATTCATATGCTTCAGCTAATATTGAAAGTAGAGAAGCACCGATATATTTATCTCCGAACACCAAAAATAAACCTGGTTTAAACCGATTCGCATTCACATTATCAAACGCTGATAGTGCATACGAAACTGACGGTTATATCATGTTTGGTTCAGATGAAAACTATAAGTACGGTGCTGGATTAAGATTTTCTAAACGTAGCAATAAAGGATTGGTTCAAGTCGTTAATGGTGACTATGCTACAGGCGGAGACACTACAATTGAGTCAGGTATGGGCAAATTCAACATAGTTAAACGAAGAGATGGAAATAGTTACGTTAGCATTCAAAGTTATGATTTATTGGCGGTAGGTTCTGATAATGCTGGCGATAGAGTCGCTTCTAATTCTATTTATAAGCGTACTTATTCAGCACCTGCTAACTTACACATTACTTCTGCTGGAACAATTGGGCGTGCTACTTCTGCCAAAAAGTATAAAATTTCAATCGAAAATCAATACATCAATGAAGACGATCAGTTCAGTCATTCAAAAGAGATTTTAAAGCTTCCAATTCGTACATGGTTTGACAAATATGAATCGGAAATAATGGCTAAAGAATTGGAAAGTGGTAAAAAGTTATCTGATGATACTTTTAAACTTAGTCGACATACTGGCTTAATAGCGGAAGAGGTTGAAGAATTAGGATTTAATGAATTTGTTATTTATGATGACAACGGAGAAATCGAAGGTATCGCATACGATAGACTTTGGGTTCATTTAATACCTATTATTAAAAACCAGCAATCAAAAATCGAAAAACTGGAGGAATTAATAAATGAATGATAGCAATCAAGGTTTACAAGCCAATCCACAATATACAATTCACTATTTATCGCAAGAAATCACAAGACTAACACAAGAAAATGCAATGTTAAAAGCATATATACAAGAACAAAATGAAAAAAGCAAAAGTGCTGAGGAAGAGTAATCCTTGGCACTATTTTTATACAAAAATTTAAGGAGGTCATTTAATATGGCAAATGAAATTATCAAAAAAACAGAGAGATTTATTTTAGTACAAATTGACAAAGAGGGAACAGAGCGCGTTTTGTATCAAGATTTTGTAGGCAGTTTTACAACGTCCGATTCAGCAAGTTATGCACAAGATTTTAAATCTGAGGAAAACGCTAAAAAGATTGCTGAAACTTTAAATCTTTTATATCAATTAACAGGCAATCAAAACGGTGTGAAAGTTGTGAAAGAAGTTGTGGATAGAACTGACTTGTCATCTGATAAATCAGTTGATAGCGAAATAATGTAACTATACTAAGTTATGAGCATTACGCTCATAGCTTTCTTAGAAAGTAGGTGTAGTTTTGGATGATATTCAGAAAATAAAAAAAGAGCTTTCTGAATTAGTTGAACGTGTTGATGATGTTGAAATACTAGCAAACGAAACAGCTGATCATGTGCTTGAACTTAGAGAGGAACATAAGCAACATCATAATGAACTAAGAGAATCTCATAAAGAACTTAAAGATAAGCAAGATAAAGTTGTAGATGAGAATTTAGAGCAAACAAAGATATTAAACAGAATTGAAGAAAGATATCAAACGCAAGTAGATGTTGCGCAAAAAAATGAAGAAAAGACACTCGCCCAAAATAAATGGCTCGTAGGTGCCATATGGGCGCTTGTAACAATTGTTATGATTGCAGTCATTACTGCATCAATTACTGCGTTATTACCTTAAGGGAGGTGGACATAATGAGTTGGGCAAGATGGTTATCATGTTATTTGTATGGTCGTAAATGTAAATAATGTTTTTGGTCAGTGCATCGGCACTGGCTTTTTATTTATTGTTGTAATTATGGTAATATGCAGAAGTGAGCAAGTTGGATAGATGGTGGCTATCTGAGTATAAGGAGGTGGTGCCTATGTTGGCATTACTGAAATCTTTAGAAAGGAGATGCCTAATGATTACAATTAGTACCATGTTGCAGTTTGGTTTATTCCTTATTGCATTGATAGGTCTAGTAATCAAGCTTATTGAATTAAGCAATAAAAAATAACCATCGCTAACTTTGGCTGGTTTCGATGGTTAAATGGTTATTAATTTAATCTTTAATCTAAAATAGCCACCGTCTTTTTAACGGGCTCATTAGGGTAACATGTTTGCGCATGTTGCCCTTTTTCTATATATAAATTAACACACCATAATATAAATATCAAATAGACGGCTTATTAGTCGTCTTTTTATTTTGGGTAAAAGGAGATAAGAATATGATTAATTGGAAAATTAGAATGAAACAAAAATCATTTTGGGTAGCGATATTGTCAGCTATCTTTTTATTTGCTCAAAACATCGCAAAAGCTATTGGGTATGATATCCAAGTTTATACAGAGCAATTAACAGACGGTTTAAACGCTATATTAGGATTTTTAGTATTAACTGGTGTGATTCAAGACCCGACTACTAAAGGTATAGGTGATAGCCACCAAGCTTTAGAATATGAAGAACCAAGAAGAAAATACTAGGAGGTAAAATAATGAAAACATACAGTGAAGCAAGAGCAAGGTTACGTTGGTATCAAGGTAGATATATTGATTTTGACGGTTGGTATGGTTACCAATGTGCAGATTTAGCAGTTGATTACATTTATTGGTTGTTAGAAATTAGAATGTGGGGAAATGCAAAAGATGCAATCAATAACGATTTTAAAAACATGGCAACAGTATATGAAAACACACCATCGTTTGTTCCACAAATAGGTGATGTGGCTGTATTTACCAAAGGAATATATAAACAATACGGTCATATTGGTTTAGTGTTTAATGGTGGTAATACAAATCAATTTTTAATTTTGGAACAGAACTATGACGGTAACGCAAATACGCCTGCAAAGTTACGTTGGGATAATTATTACGGCTGTACTCACTTTATTAGACCTAAGTATAAAAGTGAGGGCTTAATGAATAAGATCACAAATAAAGTTAAACCACCTGCTCAAAAAGCAGTCGGTAAATCTGCAAGTAAAATAACAGTTGGAAGTAAAGCGCCTTATAACCTTAAATGGTCAAAAGGTGCTTATTTTAATGCGAAAATCGACGGCTTAGGTGCTACTTCAGCCACTAGATACGGTGATAATCGTACTAACTATAGATTCGATGTTGGACAGGCTGTATACGCGCCTGGAACATTAATATATGTGTTTGAAATTATAGATGGTTGGTGTCGCATTTATTGGAACAATCATAATGAGTGGATATGGCATGAGAGATTGATTGTGAAAGAAGTGTTTTAATTCTTAGGTTAAAATGTTAAATATTTGTTAATTATTTTTTAATGTAAGTTTAGTTTCTTTTAATATTTTATTGA